GATATTACGATGTTTATAACATTACAGGTTAGTGTGAGAATAAATAATATACTGTGAGGTTGTGTAATGAAAAAGATAAAAAAAGAATTAGTGAACTATATAAAAGACAACGCTGGTACATCATTTGTAGAAATAGAGAAAATATTTGAAGAAAACAGTTTTGATTATAAAGGTAATGGAGCATATACAAGTGCAGAGAATAGCCATATTGTATTTTGGTATGGATGGAATAGACAAGCTTTCAATATAGTAAGTGAATTAGTCAATGACGATTTAATTCAGATGAATAGATGTGAACCGATTATATACATGGTGGATGGTAAAGGTTTAAGTCTGCCCATAGCGAATAACAAGAATATAGAAACTGATTATTGGCTACCAGTGGTATTTAATATTTCTAAAAAGGAGAAAACGCAATGAACATAGAAACTATCGCGAATCAATTTGAAACAAGAGCAGGTACGTTATTAAGGTATTATACAGGATTGTTAGAAAGTAGCAGGGATAACAATTTTGCTTTTAAGATTTACAATGATCCGTTTGATGTAGTTTATATCGTCATGAGAGGTAAATTGTTTGGCCATGTATACATTAAAGATTGCAAAGTAAGACAATCGTTTGAATTAGCATCTCCTAAGCACACAGAGGGGCTTATAAGAAGTATAGAGGGACATTACACAGGATATGAACTACATGACGGTACAACGCTTTCTATAAGCGATATGATGGCTAAAAGTTTATTTGAAGATGAGTATTTCATGTATGGATTAGAAACATTTGCGGAAAGTAATAATACAGATATGTTTGAGTACATGGAAGGTGGATTAAATGTTAAAGATCTTGAAGGTATTCAGACTAGTAATGCTGATGTGATAGGTAACATTGTAGTGTTGTATCAGTTAGCTGCAGGGATTAATGAACCTGCACATGAGCTTGTTGAGGGGCTTAAATTAGTGACGGAATTTGTACAAGATGAAAAGGCTACACAAGAGGATTACAAAGCGTTAGAACGTAAATTGAATGATCTAAAAGCGTCTTATTATAGTATAAGTAAATAATGTTATGAGGGAGTCGCATGTAGTATGTGGCTCCTTATAAAAAACGACAAGGTTTGTACAAGGTATAGAAGTGTAAAATGGTAAGGTTTTGGCTTTTAAAACCCAAAGGTGCGCAGACTCTGAGAACAAAAATAGGAAAGGTTTTGGAAAGGTAAACAAGGTTAAAAAGGGCGAGAAAAGGGCGAGGTATAGAATGTTTGAGGTAGAAATAAAACAATGTTTTATACAAAGGTTTCTGAAAAATACCAAGTTTATACCAAGGTTGCAAAATGGTGCGAAAAGGGATAGGTACGAGCAATTGAATCAAGAAGAAGTAAAAACCCCAAGTTTTCGGGTAGGTTGTAAAATGATAAGGTTATGTCAAGGTACGAAGAATTACGTCAAGAAGCAAAACTAAAGGTAAGTGTTTTTTTGAAATTGATAAAAGCAATAAGGTAAACGAAATTTAAAAGAGATAAAATATGTTAATGTTCGTTATTTTTGAAGAGGGCAAAAGTTTTGTTGTTCGTATTTTGTTCGTGTAAAAAATAAGAACTTAAGTTCTATATAAACTACTACATTTCACTACAAAATTTCTTTTTAATATTGATTTAATAGGGATATGAAATAATGCTAAATACCTGATATAATGCGGTTTATAGCGAACATAAGTTTGATTTTAAGGTGTAAAATTGGTATAATTAGAGTAAGCAAACAATAGAAAGTGTGGTGAGACAATGAGTGAATTTGAAGTAAAAGAAAAGACGTACAACTTACCAAATGAACACCGCCAAGTACTCAATGTGATAAGAAATACGTCTAATAAATATATTACTAAAACAAAGCTACTTAATCAATTGGGATATGAAGTGAATAAAGCTAACAATAGATGGTTAACACAAGTCATTACAAGCTTAATCATTAATTATCATTACCCTATCGGATATAGCTATAAAAAAGACGCTAGGGGCTATTACATCATCAAAACACAAACCGATAAGATAGAAGCTATCAAAAGTATTAAAGGTTTAATTGAGGGCAGTCAGAACCGTTTAAAAGCCCTAGAAGATATTGAAGTGTAACATGATAATTATGAAATGAAAGAGGTTAACATAAATGAAATCAAATCATTTATTTGAAAAATATTCCGATGAAATAAAAGGCTACAAAGAAGAAATTAATAATTTAGAATCTAAAATTGAAGATACTACAAAGACTATTGAAGATCTATCTTCCAAATATAAAGAGTACATAAAAGTTGGCAACGATAATGAGGCTGATAAGACGTTTAATAAGATTTCTAAATTAGAAGATGAGAAAGCAAAAGATATTAAAAGGTTCGAAACTAAAAAGGAATTATTTAACAGCATTAAACGAGAAAAACTCATAGATTTATTGTTGAATAGGAAGAATATTCCTGAATTATATCAAGATGAAGCACAAAGTTTAGCACGTGAGTTAGAAGATACAATCGAGCAGTTTAATAATGTTATTGATAAAATCAACAATGTGAATGAAGAATATCGAAAAGATATTCATAAGTTCGATTCCTTGATAGATCAAAATGAAATGAAAAAAGATGATTTATTTAGACAACGATATGGCGAAGTGATTGTACTTTACCTCAATAACTTTCTTATTAATACAAAATCAATTCGTTTCAATGAGCAACAAAAATTGGAGGTTGAGAAATAATGCAATTTAGTAAAACATTAGAATCAATAAATAATGCTGAATTAGATGAAAATCAACGCTTATCTATTTTAGAAGCACTTAAAGAAGATGTGAACGATGAGGAAAAAAGAAACGTAAGAGATGTTCCAACTATTTCAGATTTAGCTGATGAAGTAAATATTAGAAAAAACAAATAGACAAAAGCCAAGCCTTAATTGGTTTGGCTTTATTAAGTAGTGGGGTGGATAAATGAAACTGAGTAAATCTAAGAACGTTTTATATTATCGTAATAATGGCAATAAGCTATCCGAGTATCAACTATTAACACAATTTAACCCAGTGTTTATTAATAAGAAAATTCAGATGTGTGAGTATCAAATCGAGAGTATGTATCATATGAATACTTCTACGACAACGTGTGATGAAATATTCGGCGTTGTATCCGTCTCTTATCCTATTGAAAAGTTGGCTATTAAAATTATTGAGGCTAAAGCTGGTTTAGTAAATTATAAAAAACGTTCTATGCGTAATATGGAGATATTAAAGTCTGTCCTTAATCAATATTCTGAAAAAGAAAAGAAACAAGTTGTAAGATACATGCGTTCTAATGGTCGATATAAGCCCTATAACGTGATTGAACGACTACAGGTCGATTTATACCACCTCAACATTAAACAACGTATAGCGCGTCAAAAACAAAGGGATATGATGATTGAAAATAGTAAGCGTGAACATGTTAATGCGTATCATAAGAAACCCATGTTAAAAGTGGTGTAACAATGGATAAGCAGCATATAAAAGATTTCATATATCGCTATCATAAGCAAATTGATAATGATGACACACTAAAGGATGATGATTTCAATACTGATGATTTCTTTAGCATTGGTCATACTTACAAAAATGACTGGATAGAAACTGATAATGTAGATGATCACATTCTAAAGAATCACTTAGAGATGTTAGTTGACCAAGTCGCTACAGATAAAGAGTTCTATATCTTCGATGCTTTATTACATGGGCGTAGTTACAAAGATATTAGTCAAGTTTTAGAATGTTCCACAGAATCAGTCAGACAATGGGTTGGAAAATTATTAGATAAAATGATGGAGGTGATAGAATGAGTGAATTAACCCCTAGACAAGTCCGTTTTGTGAATGAGTATATTAAGACGCTAAACATCACGCAAAGCGCGATAAAGGCAGGATATGCGCCAAATTCAGCACATGTGACGGGAAGTAGATTATTACGTAATGAAAAGGTCGATGAATATATCAAAAGCCAACAGGATAAAATTATGGACGATAGTATTTTAACCGCTAAAGAGTTACTGCATCTTTTAACCAATGCAGCAGTAGGAGACGAGACAGAAACTAAAGAGGTAGTAGTTAAGAGGAGTTCATTTGAACGTAATCCAGACACGCAACGTTTAAATCTTGTCTACAATGAACATGTAGAGCTTGTGGAAGTTCCTATCAAGCCTAGTGATAGATTGAAAGCAAGAGATATGTTAGGGAAGTACCACAGCTTGTTTACAGATAAATTAGATGTGGGTCTTGTAGCACCTACATTTGTAGATAATATACCATTAGAAGATTAATGAGAACCATTACCTTTCATTAGGGGTGGTTTATTATTTACAAAATAAAAAACTAGTAGTATTATGAATATAACGGATCAAGCCATACCACCTATTCATTTAGGAGTATGGCTATTTTTTTAATTTTAGAGGGGAACAAATGAAACCATTTAAAACATACGAGGAACAAATTCAAATATTGAAGAATAGAGGGTTAACCATTTCTGATGAAGATAAGGGTGATTTAGAAAATGAAAATTATTATAATGTGATTAACGGATATAAAGATTTGTTTTTGATGAAAAAGCCAGCATCTGATGAGTTTTTAGAACCTGAAACATATATTAC